CGATCCGGCAGTTGAAGCAGTTACACGAACATATCTGTTGATTGTTCCTGATACTGCAACTAACTCACTTGTCTTGATCGAAGCCGCAACAGTTGAGAATGTTATGAGATCCGCCGCCGAACCAAAGCCGGAGGATGAATCGTGTTGAACTTTAATAGTAGTAACACCGCCACTAATGCTGTTAGTGGGAACATGAAGTATTGCCATGCCTCCACCTGTTGAAGCGGCAGTTCCATCGTGTCCTGATAAATTTCCTAGCGCACCATAAGCTATGCTTGCTCCAGTAGTTAATTGAACTGCTCCTCTTATTCCATAAGATTGGTTTGTTGTGCTATCTGTAGAAGCTTGGAAATCCGCTGTAATCGTTGAAACGTCTGCAACTGGATTAGAGATTGAATAATTCATTTCGTGCGCTTTAGCGATGACTGAACCATTTCCAATAGTTCCAGCCGTTTCAGCAACAGTTATTAAAGGTGTTGTAGTGCTTCCCAAAAGTGCTTGAAGTTCTTCGTCTGATCCATCAGTATCCGCTGACCACATTCCTGACAGGCTTAGAGTTCCATCAGATATTCCTTTTATGTATGCCCTAGATGTATCACCAAATGCAGTTGTCTCTGCTGTGTCTGTGGTCATTGTCATTTCTGCCGAATTGAAATAGCTAGTTAAATCAAACTCATCGACATAGACCTTAGTTCCCTTACCGTGAACAAATGTTGGCATTACTTCTTACCTCCTGTTTTCTTAGCAGGTGGTTCTTCTTGAACGAATGCCTCGTTGATGTCAGGAGTCTCAGGATCATCAGCTATGTAATGTCCCTTATCATTCCTTGCACGTTCTTTAACTACTTCAGATTCTAAAGCCAAGTAGCCTTCATCAATAAGCCACAAGCCTTTAGGCTTTGCGATCTCTACAACTTCACCAGCTTCGTAGCGTTCACCATTGTAGTTGATTCCTGAAGTTCCACTTTCGCCTCCGGTGACAATATATTTCGGCATCACTCACCCTTCTTTTATGGCACAGCGAGAACCGTTGTCACCGTTCACGCTGGACACAGGACACTTAGGTCACTTTGGTAAAAGTAGGCTATCACGCTTCAAACCTGTTGTCAGGTGTCTGCTTTATTGAAACTTTCTAAAAATTTTTTAAAATTTTTTTTCTGCCTTGAGTTATCAAGGAGTTTGAAGCGGAAAATCGCTGATTTTGGATGATTTAAAAAAGCCCATGGAGGTATCCTAGCCCTACCTAGTATATAATATATATATGGGATACGAAATAACAAAGGAGAACAACATGGAAACCAATACAGGACAGCATTGCACTCCGACAGGAGAACTTTGTGAAGGAACAATAGAACTTCGTCCTTGCGAATTGTTAAATGGAGAAATACTTGAGACTTGTTCTGAGTGTCAGTTTCCATTACAAGAGTCTTGGTGGAATCAGCATAGATGCGGTGAGCAGTTAAATGAACTTCCTAACTCTCCTGAGTTCGGATTTTAAAAATGGGATACACAACAACAAATATAGAGGAGGCAGAAATGTCAACTAACAATCCATTCACTCAACTTATTAGCACACACGAAGACGATGCGTTTCGTTTCGTTCTTCCTTTCAAAGTTAGAGAACAGCACAAAGAGTGGTTCAGTTTCTACGGCAGAATTAACGAGGAGCGTGACACCTACATTATATGGGATAGCGAAGATTTTAAAGAACGCTATGAGGGAGACACACGTACTTTAACTCCTGAGCTAGTAGCAGAAGAAGCTTTCCTTGACGAGTTGTATCGCGAAGTCGGAAACTTCGAGTACGGCGACAAGGCAGAAATGTCACGACACATTTGGAAAGGTGATCCAGCATGTGACGCTGTACGCAACGAACTCAATAGGTTGATCCGTTTCATTGAGAAACTAAACAACACCTATAAAGAAAAAGGAGAACAACTAATAATGGATTCTCCAAGAGACGAAATAGGTGGCGAGCCAGTTTACACATTCGTAATTCGTAACGCAGACGGTGGGTACATCCCTGACATTACCTTATTTCGCCAACAGAGGGAGGTGCAGTAATGCACAACAATGAAAAGGCTCGTATCAAACGAGACGCTGAACGTAAACGGTTCATTGAATGGATGTGTTCAGACAGACATGCACAATGCACAAACAAAATTCACACGAAAGGATGTTGTGTCTAATGGGAAAGAAACGTAAAGCTCCAACCAAAGCCAAAACTTGGATGCGTATGCAAGCCGCTGAACTGGCTGATAATAACATCTATGAAAAGATAAAAGATAAGTTCCTTGATGACATGCCTGACGAAGTTTGGGTGAACGACAGGTATCAGGCAACAATCAGATACTTAAACGATGAACTAGGTCGTGATGGCATCTGTCAAATGTGTATTCACTCTCACACACGTGCAACGAATCGACCATGGCGACACTTCCAACAAATCAAAAACGACATCTTTGGTGACGAGCGTGAAGCACTAGAGCTTTACCCTGCCGAGTCAAGAGTCGTTGATACTGCTAACGAATATCATTTGTGGGTTTGGACTAAAGACTCGAAGATACCTGTTGGCTTCCTTGAGCGTAATGTTCGTTACGACATAGGAGACGATGATCCTGAAGTTGATGCTCATTTAAAAAACAGTAGAGCTAGACAAGCTCCCAAAATGGAAATAAAGGAGGACAGCAATGTTTGAATTAGGGATATTTCTTTTCGGTTTCCTGTTCGGAGCTTTAATTCTTGAATGGTGCGGAGTGCAAATGTGGATAGAGGAGGAGTCCATAACGCTAGACGATGAAGCTAATAATATGGATAACATGCAACCTAATCAGATGCCCAACCCTAACATAGAACATAAAGCTATATGTTTTGATGATGAAGGTAGTCTTGATTGTGCCTGTGAGCTTCGAGAAGAAATAGAAGCTTCTAGACAACATTTCGAAAACATGACTAGCGTATTTGAACGATGAGTGAACTTAACGGACACATGCCTCATGTGAACATTTACGAACCTGATGATGGATGGCAGTACACAATTCTTATCTCAGAGTTACCTTATGATGGCTTTATGGGCGGTGGTGATCCTGACGCTTATGTAGTTGTTACCGTTTGGCTACCTACCGAGAAAATAGGTCGCAGTTATGTAATGGCAAAGCAAGGAGTTTTAACGACTGGTTATGTTGCAGAAAAGTTTGGTCAAGGTTTAGACACTTCTAACGCTGACGATTTAGCGATGTTAAAAATGGTCGCTGACGCTATTAGAGAGACTTTAGGTAGACCCCCACTTGATGATGAAGGATGGCGATAATGGCTTTATGGCAAATAGAAATAACAATAGACACTAATCCAACTGAAACTGATAATGGCGATCCTACAGAATGGGATTGGGATGAATTACTTCATACTTATGATGGTGATGAAATTATTGAAGTTAAAGCTATTCAAGCAGAGAAATCTTGGAGTCAAGAATACAAAGAACTGTCTGAATACGTTGGACAACTAGAAGGTGAAAAACGATGAGTAACGAAATGACTTACAGGCGACTCATCTTTGATGTTGCCTGTCACGGCGAATACGAAGAACTAATGCCAGCAGTATTAACAACAATGGGAGCAGTCGAAACTCCCTTTATTGGCGGCACAGGAATAATGATTGTTGCAATGGATGAGAAACCAATGGTCTTTGAAGAAATACCTGACGTTCCTTCAGTAATTGAAGCTGACGTATTTGAGTTTCCTGCAACATTCGGATCAGAAACGGAAGAAGATGGAACTGAATGACCAACAAAAAGAAGAAGTAGTAATCAAATTAGGTGTGCTGTGTCATCTTTTAGAAAGTGCGGCTCAAGTGATGCAAGAGATAACTAAGATCGCTTCAGGAGCGAAACAAGAAGAAATAGAAAAACTTATAGCCGAACACGCCGATCAAGGTATGCAGATGATTTCTAAATTCTTAGACGAAGCTAATGAAAACAATTTGTGAGACTTGTTCTGTTGAAGAACATTCTGAGTGTTGGGAAATAGAACCTGATCTTGAATGTGACTGTTGTGTTAAAACAATGATTGAAATGCTTAAAGCTGATATGAAGCAGGATTAACGAATGGAAGAATTTGTTTTAGCTTTAACAATAGCGATATTAGGAATCTGTATAGGGATGCTTATTTCTGCTCAACGGAATTAACCACTTTACAGCGAGGACATTTAAGCCTGTAAGGAGTTGAAACCATCTCAGCTAGAAGCTTCTTACAGCTACTACATCTGACATGGAAAAGGGTTTGCCGTACTACTACAGCGCGATCTTCTCCGTAAGCGTTATCCATTTCACAGAGCCTTAACCGCCGTGAAGTTACATGAGAAAATCATTCGTTCTTGGTCGTCTCTTTCTAAACCGAAAGGCGACTGTTCAGCTTCTATCTTGTAGTAAGTGGTGCTAGTTAAAGTTTCGTTGATTACTTTGCTTAAAGTTTTCATTATGTCAACTGCTAACGATTGGCAATCAGAATAACTAGAAGCTCTTGTGTGACACATAAGTCCAGCGTTCTCAATAGGTGGTGCGCTGTCTGCCCCGAACACATCTGTAGGAGCAACGCCCCCTGTTTCATATATAGCGACACACGTATCAGGGGAGTCGGGCATACGACCAAGAAAAAGATTTGTGCCTAGCGTTAAAGTTGTGTCAGTAACATTCGCCGCTAAGAAAGTTCCTACGTCGCCTAAAAGAGCCATTACTTCATCACCCTTTTAATAGCTGTAATAACTCTAGGAACTAGCGTCATTTGTTTTCTCTTAGCAGGTATCTCAAGATACTTGGCGGCTCTAGTCTCACCGGGGATTCCTTTACTTGTGCCACCTCGCTTTTTGGATGGATGAAAGAAATCTAAATTCTCATGTTGCACTAAAGCGTAAGGAGCGGCTGGTCCTCCATAAGCGACTGTGAACGTTTTTAATAAAGTTCCACTTTTGCTTTCTATTTTAAGAGTAGCCGAGCCTCGTAAAGCTCCTTCATCGTGAGGAACAAGCCCCATTGATTCGCTTTTAATTTCGTTAGCTATCTTATGTAGTTCTTGATTAACAGACATCGCCATTTCAGGTGAAGCTGTTTTAAGAATCTTTCTTACATCCTCAACGCCCTGTAGCTTTATGTTCGCCATTACCTGTTCCCAACGTAAGCAACGACTCCGACTTGACCTAAAGGATCTTTCCTAGTCTCAACTTTAACTAATGGACGTGTAGCGCTAATAGGTGCGCCTAAAGTTACTTGATCCTCTACGTTTAACGTCAGAGAAGAATCAGGAACGTAAATAACCCAGTCAATCTTTTTCTTTTCATCCATATCACGTTCAGCTTCGTTAGCTCTACGAATGTAAGCGTCATAGGAAACAGCGCTACCAGTAAAGGTACGCTCACCATAATTGTTCACAGTCGAAGCTGTACGAAATTCAATCGTGTCAGGTGTCATGTTGACCTTCAGATCAGTCATAAACTGTGCAGAAGGTTGCGCCATTAGTTAGCCCCTGTCCACAAAGGTTTCAGATCGGTTTCAGTATTACCGAAACGATCATCGTCAAACTGTCCCTTGTAAAAACCGGGTCTGACTATATTGGAGTTATCCCAGTCGATGTCTTTATCTGAAACTGTTATACCGCCTGCGTATGGTGTAGGCGTAAGTCCTTCACGACCTGCCATCTCCATAAGATAAGCGGCTTGGCTTTGATAGGCTTTAGCCTTTTGGCTCATACTTACTTTCATGTCGCCTACAGATTGATCTGCGAGGCGTGAAAATTTAGAAGCGATAGTTATACAGGCACGATAAGCGGCACTATATAAACCAGTTGTAGCTGTGGTGCTACCTGTTATTTCTTTATTGATCCAACTTATTTCTTCATTAGCGAGAAGCTGGTCGTTCGTATCTGTGTCTCCACAAAGGAAACGAATAGCATCTAAAGCACTAGAATCGGGATCTCCGCTGTAAGTCCAAGCCATGTCTCTCCTTAAAAACGCTTAAGCTGGAGCCGGAATATCAACCGACTCCAGCTTATGCGGTGTGTTTCTTTATTAAGCGGCTACAGGATTAGAGAAGAAGTATCCCAAAGCAGAAGAAACGATCTTGGTATCCCAAGCGGATTCAATTTCGATTCTGTCAGCTTTGCGCTCTTCCATTCTGAAGCGACTTATAGCATTTGCGGCACCAAGTCCCTGACTTACTCCGTTCCATACCATTGTGTATCCTGCTGATGGAACCATCAGACCCGGATTGGCTGGTACGTAGCAAAGCAGAGCATCTCTGTCACCGATCTGTGAGTAAGAAGCTGTTGCTCCTTCAGCGGCGGTGTTGTATGTGCCTGCCATGACTAGAACACGATCAACATTGAACAAGCGAGCGAGGAGATCCTCGGTCACAGAGTCCTGTGTCGTGTACTTGATTCTGTCTACTATGTCTGCATTGTCAACAAGTGCTGAGAATACTTTGTATGACATAATCATGGTATTTGGTACATACCCTGTGTTTGTCAAAACGGTATTCTTAGCGGCTTCAATGTCAGCTATAGGAGTAGAACTTGAGGCGCTCCACAGAGTGCTTGGTGTAGCATCTGTTCCCCATACGCCTGTTGTGAAGGCGGCAGATGCCCACTCTACTTCTTGACGAATCAACATTTGCTGAGTCAAGAAACGAGTTGCATCCATATCGGGATTAAGAGGAGCATCAGAGTTGGCTCTCGTCTGATCGCCAATGTCCTTATGCAATGCGAAAACATCGCAAGCATAAGTAGCTGTGCTGAGTGAGTACCCAGTTCCAGCGGACTCTGTGCCATCTGCTCTACGTTGTACTTGGTCACGGAAGAAATCAGCCTGTGAGTATGTGAAATACTTATCAGTCTGTTTCGCTACCGAAACCTGTGGAAATGCACGATTAGCAACAAACGCATAAGCCTCTTGCATGTATGCAACAGACATATTTGTAAGAATTGCGTCTACGTGTACTTGTTGTGATGTTGGTTGTGGCATTGGTCAATCCTCCTTTAAGCGGCTCTGCCGTTAGCGATATTTATATACGCTGTGAAGGTTTCACCTGCTGAAGCGGCACCAATAGCCTGCCCTACAGGATAAACAGTAGTATCTGTTCCTGCGGCAACGGCATCAGCCTGACCATCTGCGGAAGTTGCTATCAAGTTGCCTGCGGCAATAGTGCCGTCTGCAACTATTTTAGAAATACCCATGAAGCAAATTTCAGCGACTTCACCCGATTCGGGATCGTTCTGCAAAATGCCAATAGGTACATCGGTGATCGCCGAGCAAACATTCACAGTTGTAGCCGAAGCTAACTTAACTATGTGATACTGCTTGCTTGAAAGATCAGCCGCCGCAGTCAGGGTACCAAATGTTAGTTGAGACATTTCATAAGCTGACATGCCCTATACCCCCTGTTCTGTCCTGTACCTTGAGTAAAGGTCAGGGTTTTCAACTGCCACAAGCCCGATTGCTTCCGGCATACTTGTTGCTCTACCTGCTTCAACAGCAGATTTAGCGAGGGCTTCAATTTGGTCATACGCTTCTGTAGCCGTATCATCCAAATCGGAACCCAATTCTTTTAACACGCCAGCTTCAGCTAGTGCAGAAGCACAACCGTCAAGAATATTCTCAACAATTTCCATTGCTTCTGAATTAGCGGCTCGAAGGGAGCGTAGAACAGGTGCGAAATCTTCGACAACGACACCCGGAAGGATGCGCCATCCGGCGACTCGCTCTGTGGCTTTTTCCATCTCACGTTCTTCACGAAGCGAAGCCGCTTCAGCGGTTGCATCGTCAAGAGCTTTACGAAGATCAGCCAGTTCTTTAGCTACCAATTCCGAGTCAGAAGCATCGCTCTTTTCTACAGGTGCAACAGAGGCGGCTACAGTTTCCATTTCAGGTTCTGCAACTACTTCTTCTGCGACTGTTTCAGGAGCTTCTGCTTCTTCTTCAGCCGGAGCGTCAATGGTGCTTTCTAGTTCACTCATTGTCATTCCTTCGTTGGTGTTATTGTCTTGTGTCTCCAATTCAATGGCGGATATCACCTCGTCTAAAACGGCGGCTGAGTCCTTACGAACCAACCAGCCTTCATATAGATGTGCCGGATGATCTACACCCGATGTTTCGTCTATTTGAAGCTCTACGAGCTTTTTAGTTTTTGGCATTTATCCTCCGTTGGAGACAATGCCTAGATTACAACAATGTTATTCGTTTGCATAGTATCCAGCGAGTCCTGTTTATCGTCCGTTTAAGGCGGTTTAACTGCGCTATAACAAGCTCAAACACTTACTCTGTATGATTACATTGTTTTTGTTTTGGATCGCCTTAAATCGCCGTTAAATATTTCCAACATTTCTTGAAGAAAGAGTGGATGACCTAGCCCTATCTAGGGTATACTAGGTGTATGGGATACGAAATAACACAGGAGAACAAAATGAAAAAAGGATACATTAGCTATTTTCCTAACGTAAATAAATATAAGGGAACTTGCCAGTTCTGCGAAGAAGTAGTTGAAGCTGGACAGGGTAGTTGCACTAAAAACTTTGACGGCGAATGGAAAACAACTTGTGACAAGTGCTACGGCGAAGTTCAAGGCGTAACTCCAACAGGCAAACATGGTATGTCAGTTTCGACAGGAAAGATGCACCATTTGTTTGAGTGCGCTGAATGTCGCGAAATCGTTGGTTATGTGAAAAGCAACAAAACTGGAAAATTCTATCTTGCAAATACTGTTGACAAAAACTATGACAGTTGGACACAACAAAAAAGGGTTTGGGATTTCAGTCCTCACTTCAAAGATTGTGCCAACAACGTAGCTAGGTACATGGAAGCTTACGAAAAGAATCAAGAGTTGATCGAGATTCAAAAAGAAGCTGAATTGTGGAGGGAAGTGGTGCCAACCTTAACAGAAGAAGAAGAAAAAGAACTTCACCTGATCGGTCCCCGCTCAGAACAGAACGAATACTTAAAAAATAAAACAATAAAAGGAATATAAAAATGGAAACAACACTAAAAATAAAAAACATTAAAGACAGAGTAGATAGTGTCTACAGCGGAAAAGCTTACACACATTGGATGGACAAAACCCAAGCAAGAGAAGTAAGAGCTAGCAAAGCATTTCAAAATGCTTTCTACGCAAACCTTGAAGCAAACATCCGCAAGGATATGTACGAAGCAGTTCAAGGTCGTGACCATGACTTGAACCTAGAAGCATTAAGAGCATTACACAAAGCTCAAGAAAAGGTTAGACAAGCTAACACGGCTTTTGAAAGAGCAGTCAGAGCATACGACAAAATGTTTGAAGATAAAGAGTGGGGTGGATACACACCAGCGGGACTCTCAAAGCTTGACAAAGAAGTAGATTACAAGCTACTTGAAAAAGTCTACTCAAGCTTTAGTTTCGCATTAAGCAACATTGGATGTGTAGGAACGGACAGGTGGAGCGAATACTACGCACCAATCGCCACAAGCTGTTCTCAATGGAACGACTTTCACGGTCACATTAGAGAAGCAAGAAATGGAGGTGATGCTCTTTAAAACTAATCATAAGAAATTTTGCAGAAAGGGGGCTTCGGCTCCCTTTCTTTTTTTTATCGCTTGCCGCCGAAATAAGGAGTGGCGTGACCTAAGCTCACCATCTCCTCATTCAAACATTCTCCTTCATCGTTTAACACTCTGCCAAGAATCCTGCCGAACTTACCTTTCTCGTCTAAACAAGTTTCGATAATAACTTTATTCTCCAAAGCATTTATCCAATCCTCGACATAGCGTTTAGCGGCGAGTCCTGCTTCTTTCTCCACAGCGTCTTTTGTTCTCGACTCAGGAGCGTTGATGCCCATGAACCTGATTCGACCTTTGTGATAGATATTGAATCCTAAATCCAATATCACATCTATTGTGTCTCCATCTACAACGCGAGTTACGTTGGCGGTGTAGTGGAATAGTTTTTGTTTGCTCACGGTTTGACCTCCGTTGGTTTTGCGAGGAGTGTAGCTCGGTGGTTCTGCTTTAATCGCTTTCTCTAAGTCTACTTTGCTTCTGCGACTATGTTGACGCAATTCACGCCATGTTGATTTTATGTCGATACTTACTCCTCTGAGTCCTGTCCATAGGTTAGCATCCGCCGCAAATACTAAAAAGGAGCTAGACTCTATCTAATGGCGAAAGAAATGTCCTTACAGGACTTTTTGCAAAAGCAAAGTCGCACGATGGCAACAGCGTGGATTGAATCATTGCCTGATGATATTTTCAATCAATTATGGGATGCTTTTCACGATCCTGCTAATCCTGTTGGAAA